GGGCGGCTGTTGGACAGGCTCTGTGAAGAACTCCTCAAAATCGGAATCGTCCACATCCCGGAGCAGGCCATCAAGTTCCACTTCACTGAAGCCGGTGCTGCTCAGATCCACATCCAGCGCCTGCAGTGCATCCATTTCGGCGCGGAGCACATCATCATTCCAAGAGGATGCCTCTGCCACCTTGTTGTCTGCAATGCGGTATGCCTTAATCTGCGCGTCCGTCAGGTCATCGACCCGGATGCAGGGCACTTTGTCCATGCCCAGCCGTTTTGCGGCCTCATAGCGGGTGTGTCCGGCAATGATCGTGCCTTTTCCATCAATCAAGATGGGCACCCGGAATCCAAATTCCTTGATGCTTTGGGCTACCGGACCAACGGCTGCTTCGTTGTTTCTGGGGTTGTTCTCATAGGGATGGATCTGCGAAATCTCCTGATACACTACTTGCTGATTCATTTTTTCTCCCTTCTTTGCTTTTCCGCTGGCGTTGCGGAACAAATTAGGGAGCGGCGGTATCTTTCCTCCTTTCTGGGCATAAAAATACCCGTCCGGTGGCGAAACCGGGCGGGCAATGCGCTATGATTAGAATTTTACGGTATTATTGTACCACTTTTGCCGTGACGCGTCCATGACATCTTTTTGACATCGAGCTAAGACATTTCCAATGCGTCGATACCAAACATCAGCATTGAGATTTTATCCACTGCTGCATCATGGTCACGGTAAACCTGCCGGGCGCTCACGTTTTCCTGCATCGCAATCTGCTCCACAGGCTTGGCGGTCTCGTCAATGTACATGGCCTTGATGATGCGCAGGCCCCGCTTCAGAGCTTCATTGTCGCTCTGGGCGCAGTAGGTTTCGTACAAGCCAAGCATTGCATCGATATGGCGAATCATGATTTTAGTGCGCCGACAGCTGTTGCGGATGGATTCAACCGTAATGGCATTGTTCCGCTGGAGCATCATGTCCAGCAGTTCCAGTGCGGTTTCTTCCTCCTGACCATCATGTTCGCCAGCCTCGTCCGTATAGACCGCACCCGTGCAATGTTTTTTGAACATCCGATAGTTCTTCAGGAGCAACTTCGTGTTCCGCAACCGGCGGTCACACCGGCCTGCGGCTTTACGGGCCTGCTCGGCCACAACTTCCTTTGCACCCTCGCGGGCAGCTTTGCGGGCAGTTTCTTCGATGAACGCCATCATATCTTCCGGGATAGTCATTTTGCGCATCCTCCTGTTCTACGTTGCCAAAATCCATCAATTTAGGTATAATAGAGTTGCTTTTCTCGGGGGATTGCGCAAGCAGTCCTCTTTTTGTTTACTCAAATGGCACTCATGCGACGAGAAATTTCACTCTGGCTCAAAACAGCCAGCGGCACACGCTTGATGCCCTGCTCTGCCGCCATCTTCGCAGACACAGCACTCATCACGCGAATCATATCTTCCACGTTCACTCCAGACGAATAGTACAGCTTTGGCGGGTGGCTCCCGCTCTGGATGTCGTTCATTTCAAGTTCTTCCTGCAAGGCCTGTTCCACGCAGCGCTTCAGCCATTCCTCGGCGCAGTCCTCGCCGTCTGTCTTGACCCAGCCGATGTACTGTCGATAGCCGTCTATGGCTTCTTTCTTCAACCGTGCAAGGCGCTCCTTGCCAAAGCCAAACGTCAGATGCACCGTCGCGGCCATAACCAGCCATGCGATTTCGGCGCCCTCGTCCTGCGCCATACGAAGCCGTTCTTCCCTATAATTACGCGGAGCGCGATTCTGTGGCAGACGCACCGTGAAATCACAGATTCCCCTTAAAACGTCCCGCATAGCTTCAGTGGCCTTCCTCCGATTCCCAGAGTCGATTTTACTTTTGTAGCGGGCTTGAAATGCCCGCATCTCATTACAAGCCCGGGTCAGGCGCGTGGCTCCAATGCCTTCTTCCTGATGCATAGCCACCACCATGCACCAAGTAAAGATTTGTGCGGCCTTGTCCTGCTCATCGACACACTGCTGGCGAATGTCCTTCATCTGTTTTGCCATCTCCAATCTTTGCATCCGAAAATTTTTGCCAGGATTTTTTTGTACTTACTGCAATCCCAGTAGTTCTTGCACCACCGACACTGACCATTGCACAGGAACGACAGATGTGCTTTCATGTGCCCTCCTTTGCATTTTTGACCTTCGGTCCAGCCATGTGGCTTACAGCCCAAGACCAACCTACCATAGGCAATGCAGCCACAATCAGGATAATTCCGGCCGCATCCACGACCATCGGGCTAAAGAAAATTTCACGAATCAGATTCATTTTTCGTTTCCTTTCCTTTCTTGCAGCACCCCATGTAATACTCTGTAGGCTCCCAGTCAGAAAGAACGATTTCTCCGATTTTGTCGCACCAGCTGTCACCCTCTCCGACGTACATACAATTGGGGCAAGCATCAGGATTACATGCCCTCTGCGGCCTGTCTTTTCGACCCCAATGATGTTTCTTTGCCATCAGGATCCTCCCCTACGCACCGGCTTCTTGCCGTTCCCAGCAAACTTTTCAGGCCGTTCATCGCTCATGCCGCGGACCAGCACCCGTGCTCGTTGGTCATTCGGAATCTGGTAGATGCAGCCAGTCGGAATGTGCATATACAGATCATTCAGCACAGCGCAGGCAATTTCTGCCGTTTCGTACTGACCCAGACGATATACCGCGCCGCCGCCCGTAGGAACCGCCTTGATTTCGTGTTCAGGACTCACATACACGCTGGTGCACTGGGCAATGTTCGTGACAGAGTCCCATTTTTTGTTCATGACGTACATTCTGCGTCCTCCACATAGCACCAACTTTGAGGCGGTCGGCTCAGCCTGTCAAGGTCAGTGCAGATACACCCGTCATTTTCAAAACTGCCGTATTTATTTTTCATTTTATCAGCATTTTTGCAGTGCCATTTTCCATCTGCATCAGCATACCTTTTGGCGCACGGGCACATAAAGTCACGAATCGGCCTAGGCACATCGTAAATTTTTAGTTCCGTGATATGCCAACCGTAGCCGGGATGAATGCCGAGATATTCGGAAAGCTGTTCATCGGTCATGCAAGTGATAAGTTCTTCTCTCTTGGCGTTGCGTTCTTCATCGTTATTTTCCGGCAGGGTGTAAACCGGCAGATCCAGACTCGGAGCAGTGAAGTTAAACCCATTGCAGTCTCGGTCAATTTTATAAATTTCATCGCAGATAAACTCGCCGATAACTCTGCTATCCATCTTCTGCACTCCAGCCCTGCGCGATTTCATAATCCAGCCATCATGACCGGTGCAATAGATATACACTTTGAACGGCGCCTCCAGCTTCGGGCAAGTTCTACGCACCTCTACGGTCTTCATTCCAGCCCAAATCAGCTTGCACCAGTTTGGCCGGATGCTCAGTAAAACAGCTTTACTCACTTTGCACCTCCCCGCCGTCCAGGTCGCCTTTGAGCTGTTCGAGCTTTTCGAGCACGATCTGCTGTACCTCTTCAGGCTTGCCGACGATCTCAACGAGCTGCGCCAGCATGATGTAAACATCCGCGATTTCTTCCCTGACGCTCTCGTGGGCGACCTTGATCTTCGCACCGTTGCGGTAGTTGAAGGTTACGGCCCGCTGGAGATTGCAGATTGCCTTCGTGAGCTCTGACATTTCCTTGATCGCCATCTGGAGCTGAGGGGCGGTGCCGTACCGATTGATCGCCCGCCGGATGGTACTCAGACCGTAATTAGGAATGACCGGGATTCCTGCATCCTCGTACCATTTGAGCTTTTCCCGCAGGGTCGCGTAGGCCCACAAAATCGTGTAGTGCTCTGCGATCAGTCCGTCAATGCTCTGCTTCGGGTCGTCGAAGAGGTGATCGGTCAGGCTTTCGGAGAGCTCCATATCGTTGCAGCCCAGATCGATGCTGCTGCCATGCCCCTTGACGAGCTGCCGCGCATACTCGGTCAGTGCCATTTCAGGTTGCCGCAGCCATACCCAGCCGTCCTCGCTGACGTCAGTAAAGTTGAGGGCAGTCTGAAAATTGTCCACCGGGTTGTCGGTCGTCAGCCTCGGAACACTCTTAATTTTTTGCTTATCCATTTGCTCACCCTTCTTTTTGAATCATCGTCATATCGTAACCGCTCTCCACAAACTTCACGCAAAGGTCGTGATTGATTCCATTTCCGAGATATGTATAGATGTCCGTCATTTCCTCCAACGTAAAATTCGTACCCAGCAGCTTGTTGATGCCCTCAAAGTGGAGTTTTCTTTCCTTGGACGAGACTGCTTTAATTGCAGTCCGCGTAAGCCACTCCAAAATTTTTGCTTTCAGCTGGGTTTCGTTGGTCACATCTTTCAGGTTGAAGCCTGAATCAGTTCTCAGACTGAAAACAAGTTCGTTTTGCATATTCACGAACGACTGCGGAAACGCCGCCTGAATTTTCCTCGACCACATGGTATCGAAAATGTTGAATTTTTCTACACCGGCTACGGCTTCCGGTTCTTCTTTGGCAAGATAATCAATCGTGTTTTCGACATCTGCCAGCGTGTGAATATGTCCCAGTGAACTTTCCATGCTCAGCACAGCTTTCAGCTGGTCAGCGTTAAGCGTTCTCATTTTTTCACTACCTCCTTCGGCGGCAAAGGCATCCACCCAACCACAGGAGAATCAACACGGTTGTTGTAAACATCCTCCGGATTGAAATAACGATATTCCCACCAGCCTTTGGGGATGAGATAATCGTCATGCTCTTCATCATAGGTGCCCCACTCGAAAATCTCTTCCCAGTAGAACTTGCTTTTTTCGGACAAAACAGTGCCATCTTCGTAGTGGGCCGTCGTAATCCCATATCCGCCGCAGGCTGTTTCAAACAGAATCAGCACTTCCGTCTCAACTTTCGGAGGATCCTTGTCGGGGTCGCGCCAGAAAGAAAGTAGCGCTCCTTCCTGTGCAACAGGAAGTTTCTCGACCTTTTCCCGCGCTACCCGGAGAGTCGCAGAAACAACATCATTCGCACTCGGCTTCTGAATCGTGTTATACTCCAGGCATTTCAATGCGTCCTCACGGTTGATGTACTCATCCATTGTCTTCCTCCTCATAAATGTCGAGCTTCATGTCCAGTGTGTACGGGGTGTCCACCGCGACGTCTGCGTCCGGGTCAAACTGTACGTCCAAGCTCCCATCTTTCAGCGAAATGGTGAGCACACAGTTATTGAGCTTTGTCGTAAAGCTGTCACCATCGTTCAACTTCCCATGGTCAGCCGCGTACAGCTCCAGCGCCGCTTTAATCGCTGCGTTCGACTGTTCCATCAATCCCTTTTCATTCATCTGAAATCACCTTCATCTTCACCACATTGAATTTTTCATACTCCGGGTAGCAAGCTCTAGCCATCGCCTTAGCCCGTACAGCAGCACGCTTAATGCCCTTTTCATCGACAACAACGCACGGCAGGAGTGCAGAGCCACGTTTCCCGGATGCAGCGATAAGCATCTCATACTTTGCCATCGTCTCGTCCTTTCTCTGGTTTCGGCGGGTGCGCTTCGCTCTGGCGGTCTATATCACCATCCACGCAGCACGCCGCATAAATCAGAAGTGCAGCCATCACCGCCAGAACCACCAGCACAATCCAAAGCCACATTTTGCATCACCCTCCCAGAAGATTTTTCATCATATACCCGGCCATAGCCTGTGCATATGCCTGTTTAGGAACGTCCGCCGCACCATTCTCTTCCAGCAGCTCTTTGATGCTGTGTTCGCGTCCCGCGCCGTCAATGGCCCGAACTCTGGTACTGCCGCGATTGACCGTCACCGTTTTCTTATCGCGCGGGTGGATGCCGAACGGAAGCTGGAAACCTTTCTCAAACACCCAGAGGTGATAGCAGTCGCAGACGTCCACCAGCCGGTCCTGCGTTGGGAACACTTCGACGGCAACTCGCTTCTCGCCGAACAGGTCGTTTTTAATTTCCATCTTGACGGCCCACGGGATATCCCCGCTGCCGTCACTCCGGCCAACGCCCTCTGCCGCCGTAATCGTGACGTGTTCGACCTTGCCCCATTCCGTGCGGAGCAAACGAGACATCACGCTGTACTTCTGGTCTTCGCTGATCCATGCCCGATCCATCTCCCTCATCCAGCCGTGATAAGGTACTCCCAGCTCTTCAGCTGCCTGTTTCGGGGTAATTGTTTCAGTCCATTTCATTTTTTCTGCTCCTCTCCAGCTTCTTTCATCAGGTATGGCGTGTCGCTCATGTTTCCAACCACTTTTCCAATGTAGAGCAACGCCCGAAGACAGCACGGGTTGTAGTCGCGTGAGTTCTTGCCGGCAATCTTTGCGTAGAACCCGATATGGCCCACGCCATAGGCAATGTACTCACCAAACTCCACAGAGAAAATCCGCTCGTTGGGGCCGGTGGTTTTGATGATGTCGCCCTCAAAGACCATCGTTCCTTCCATGTCCTTTACGCCAGTGCTCATGCCGATTGTAAATGGCTTGACCAGATGGGCGTATGCCGGCTCTTGCTCGGAGTTGATGTACCAGCCCTCACCCGGGCGGCTGTTCTTCACGCCCGGGGAGCGAATCAGGAACCCTTCATGCCAAGTGCCATCTGGGGACTGCCCGCGAAAAATTCTATCCTGCATCATGCTTCACCCCTTACCTTAACGGGAAGCACCAGCGCTTCATACTGCGGTTCAATCAGCTTTACAGGGGACAGCGGCCCAACTACCCATGCGCTGACTTCGTCCTCTTCCATCGACTTCAAAGCCTCGCTCAGAAATTCAAGGTTGAAGCCGATTCGCAAGGGGTCTTCCAACTTTCCGCTAAAGGAAAACTCCTCATTCATTTGCGCGATCGTGCTGCGCATTGATGCTCTGCCGGTGCCGCCGGGCTCCAGGTCCATTACCAGAACGCTCTTTTCCTTTGCGTCTGCAGACCGGGCCAGCTTGACGCGACCCAGAACGCCCAGCAGTTCTTTTCTGTCAAGCGCAATTCGGGTTCCTTCATTTCTCTGGGCCACAACCTTACCATAGTCCAGGAACGGTTCCGCAATCAGGCGGGACTTCACCTCGAAATTGCTGTCACTGAAAACAGCCTTTTTCCGGTCACGCACAATTTCCACGCTACCATCCATAGAAAGCGTATCAACTGCCTTTGCCGTGGCCGCAGGAAGCGTAAAGCGAAAATCACCATCAGCTGTGCAATTGATTCTGGCAATCGCCATCCGGTATCCATCCAGCGCACAGATTTCCAGCACATCCTCGCCTTTCCGAGAGAAGCACAGGCCACGGTGCGCAGGGTGTTTTTCGTCCTTCGACACCGCATAGAGGACTTTGGAGATTGCCCAGCTTAAATCGTTGGCCCCCACGATACACCGCTTTGCATCATTGCCCGGGCCAGAAAACTCCGGGTAGTTCTCTGCCGGCGTTGTGTTCAGGCGTGCCCTGGCCGTGCCGGATTTCACGGTAAGGATTCCTTTATCGGCCTCGATGCTGATTTCCGGTGCTACCGTGCCGCTGATAAAATCAACACCGCGCGGTGGAACCACCACATCCTGCTCAACCGGCTTGGACAGACCAGCACGGACGCTCAGTTCCAGATTGGTGGCGTATGCATTGGAGCCGCTCAACAGGATTCCTGCATCATCGGTGCCCACCGCCCGAACCTCCGGCACCGCCGTGCGCAACTTGGAAAACAGCGCTCCAAGTTCGCTTCGCTCAAACTTCATCTTCCTTTTCTCCTTTCTCAAAGTGCTTCATGCTGAATTTCACATAGCATTCAGGGCACATATAAGCCACCCGCTCCGGGTTATCACCACGCTTTCTGCGCAGGAGCAGGGCGTACATTTCTTTCATGGGCTGGTATTTGCCACAGACCGTGCAGTGCTCCCACAAACGACTTTTCTGCACATCAGATGGAATTCTCTGAAGGAGGGGCTGCGGCTTCTCTCGCCGCATACTCTGAACGCCAACCACGTTTTCCATGCTACTTCGCATGAACACCGGCGTTCCAGCTGCATCTGCCGATGTCAGAATATCCTGTATCCATCCAGCCTTTGGAATAACCTTTCCGGCATTTTGGCCTGTCTCCGCTCCAATAACTGCCCATTTCAGCTTTCGGAACGTTTTTGTTGCATCGCCTTCAAACGGTCCGAGAAGCGGCTCTATGGCTACGAACGTATTATACTTTTCGTTTGCCCACACGCTGTCTGACAGAATCGTTGCGGTAGAGCCGTACCAGAAATTGTTTTTCTGTGGAAGTGCCCCATGGTTTGCAAGGTTCTGATATCTCACCGGGTACTGCGTCAAGAAAATGTACTGGTGCTGGGGTGCCATTTCGGCCGCAGCGAATACCTGAAGAATCCAATCTTCCGGCACCCACGGACCAAACAAGTCGCCGTCCGTGCATACCATGATGGTTGAGCCCACTTTGACCTTTTGTGGCCAATCCATGCGATACTTATGTATCGTGGGCATAAATCCGGTTGGGTTGTTCAGAAAGCGGTTATTCGTGGTTTCCCATGGAGCGTCCAGCGCAAAGAGGTTCGCTCCGACCTGCTGAACCTTCGGACGTTCTGCAAGATTTCGTCTCCAGTCGCTGGCAAAGCGTAAAGCGCTCTTTTTTGCGTAGCAATATCGGCAGTCTTTCAGACATCCTGTTACAGGATTCCATGCGTAATCCGCCAATTCGTTTTTTGTTCTGTTCACCGATAGATCCTCCCCGACTGGCTGTCGATCAGGACAATGCGCTCTGCAATCTCAAACCCTGCGGCATCTGCCACATACCGCAGAACGTGAATAAGATCATGCACCCGTTTCTCGTCCTTCTGGATGTTATTTTCGGCACGCGCCCGGGTGGGGTCCGGCGCACCGCTGGGGTTGTGTCCTTTGCGGGTATCAGGCATTGCTATCCCCCTTGTCCAGAATCATATAGTACTCGTACTGGGTGCCCGGGTTGGCGTTTGGACGGCGGCGCACGATGTCAACTCGATACCCCGCTTTCAAGAGCAGCCGTCCCAACTCTAAGCGTTCATCTTCCGAGAGTCCTTTTGCCTTAGACGGTGCAAGGGAAAGTTCGATTTTAGCCAACACGCTTTTCCACCTCCATCAGGTCGTCAACCAGCAACTTACCGGCATTCGCGCCTGTGCGAATAATGTTTCCATTTTCCTTTAACTCTGCAAACTCCTGTGCACGGATTTCTTTGGACTGCTTTGCAAAAGAAATTTCCGATGCTGTCATGCGCCCCTGCACCACCTGCTGCCATTCCTCGATGAATGGCTTGGCATCTTCCAGATCTGCATACTGGTCGTTGTTATAGCTGCGTTTCTGCCGAACTGTACCGCCCGGCTCCACCTCCAAGGTGTACCACGGCGTATTGGGGTCAGACTTCTTTCGCAGGAAGAAAATGTAGCTTTCCCGAACAGAAATACGCTCAAAGTATCTGGTCCCGCGCTGGATGCAGTGGTCAAGGAACTTACTCTCCTGCAAAATGTCCTTTGCGCCCTCCGGCACCCGGATAATGTACTCCGCTCCATCGTACTCATAGATTTTACGGATCTTCTTGTAGATGTTTCCGATATGGAACTGCTTTTCCAGCTGTTCCGCTTCCCTTCTGATAGAGTGTTGCGTGCCTTTCATGGCTTCCATCCGGTGCTGTTTATTACGCTCCAGCACGAGATCATCATGCCGGCGTTTCAGGTCAAGCGGGAACATTACGCTTTCAAGCTGCATATTCATACCCGATTTCTCGGCCATATCCAAGTAGTCCGACCAATCCTGTGCAACTCTGAGAACAATGTGTCCATCATATTTCCCGGTAACGCGCCTAGTCTGCTGGCGAAGGTACTTCAAGCTGCGTGTCATGCCGTATTTCTGCAAGGTATCGCACATTCCCATGACATCCTGAATCTGTTCGGTCATGGCAAGATGCTTGCAATCAATGGGCAGTCCCGCCTTTTTCCATGTCACCGCCCACTTTACGCGCTCGAATGACTTTTTCTGTCCTTGAGCAACTACGGCATTCAGCTCCTGACGGTTCAAGCCGCCAAACACCCCGTAATAGGTTTTGGAGCTCAGCTTGATGCATCCAGCCGTCTTTGTTCCGTCCAGAATATCGGTCATAGCATCAAGCCAGCCTGTTTTCATCAGGCTTTCAGCCATCGGATATTTCAGTGTAGCTTCCCAGAAAATGATTTCCCAATAAAAGTTGAGGTCTTTATCCAGCTCTCGCAGCCATTCGGTGTGCATTACGCCGTGCAGGTCACGCTCCACCTTCTCCCCGTAGTCAGCAATAATCGTAGACTGCATATAGCCGCCGGGCGCAAGCAGAGCCGCGCTCAATCTTGAGTTCTGGCACATAACGTACTTTTGTTCCGTATAATGGTTCTGCCACCGTTTTTCCCAGCGCAGAATTTCTTTTCCGTCAGTCCACCAGATTCCCTCGGCGTAAATATTCATTTTTGCTTTTTGGTTAGCGAAACCAAAGTACACTGCATATTTTCGGAGCCAGACTCCGGTGCCCTGCTTTTTGCTCCAGACGAAAGTACGCTTTGCACACAGGCGCTTGGAGGAATACTGCGTGCCGCGCACATTCATCTTCTTCCCGCAGCACTTGCAGATTTCGGAACTCTTATGTTTGAGTTTCCTATCCGTGAGGGTGTATTCACCTCCGCAGCTGTCACACCGGATCTGCTGAGCGGGAATGTACTTGCCAACGCCGCCGGGCGTCACAACGAGTTTCTTTGTGTTGGTTGCCCAGAGATACACCGCATCGTAGCACTCGGTCAAAATCTGTTTTTTCAGGTCAACTTCGGCAGGTTCCGGCACTTTTTTGAACCACTTTTCAGTTTCCTCGGCCTGCTGGGCGTTTCGCTTGTCCAGCCGCTTGCGTGCACGCGCCGTAAGTGCGCCATCCACAACAGCCATCAGATTTTCCCGGTAGTCGTTGAAATAGTCATGCAGACGTTTGGAATCTTCGCTCGTTGCTGAAACATCTGCCCAGAAGAGGACTTTACCCGCCTTTTCCCAGATTCCTTTCGGGCTAAAGTCTTTCTTGAAGTTATTTTCAGGTTTCTTGCGCAATTCGCCAATCCAGTAATCACCGCAGAATCGCCATGTGACCACGGGATTCTTGCACTTATCCCAGACTGCTACCGTCAGGGTTTTGCCCTTGATGTACCGTCCTTGGCCTTTCCCTTCAGCAACCGACACACATAGACGGGCATCCAGATTTGGCCGCACCGGTTTCGGCGTGTACAACACCAATTCTTCAGCTTTTTTCATTCAGCACCGCCTCCAAACTTTTTGCCGTATACTTTTTCCCCTGCAAAACTTTCACTCCATCGATCTGTTGAACAATGCAAGCAAATTCGTTTTCTCCCCGGACGATGAAGCAGAGCCACTCGCCAAGTGCGCCAGCCAGCTCCTTACCCTGACCATACGCGATGTGGAACGGTCTCTTGAAGCAATCTTCGAATTTTTCTGCCGGATGCTCAAACGCATAATTTGCGTGCATAAGAAGGAACTCGTCTTCTTTCAGCCTGCGAAGCGGTACAATTTCGGTACAGCTACTCCGCGTCCGGTAGTCATCCTCATCGATATCACCGCCAGCTGCGATGGCCCAGAACTCGTTTTTCCCGTCCCAAGCATACCAGTTAAGGCAGTCCAGCGGATCCAGACAGTAATGGAAGCCCGTATTGGCGCATTTTGCCTTTTCGGTCTTGCTCACTTCGCCCGGCTGGTACTGATAGCTGCCATCGCCGAGCGTAGCAATCAGCCCCGGCTTGAATCCTTTGAATCCTAAAATCATTAGAGCCACCCATCCAAGGAAAGCTGCATATCGTCTTCCGCAGGCGTTTCCTTCTTCTTTTTTGCCGGCTTTTTCGCATCCGTTTTCTTTTCTGCTTTGGACACAGGCTTGGTTGTGTGAGCTGGTGCCGCCTGCTTCGGAACATTAGGGGATGCATCTTCCGGTTTGACGGTGGCCGGAGCCTGCATCTCGGCTTCCGTAGGCGGTGCGCCAGTCAGTTTGATGTTCATGCTGAACGAAACCTCAGCATTCGGAAAGTAAAACTGCACGGCGCGGCGGTAGGTTTCGAGGTCGGACAGAACTTCGCCTGCGTTGTTGACAACAGCGGCGCAACATTCGGAGAACGTGCGCTGCGTGTTGCAGACGACCTCTGCGAACCGCGGCTCCTGGTCTACAAAGCCAAGCAGTGTCCGCAGAACATAACTCTGCACGCTCTTTGCGGCACGACTGCCCTTGAACAGCTTGTCCTCAGCTTCCAGTTTTGCTTTTGCTTTAGCTCGCCAATCGACGAACTCAACTGTGGTTGTGGTGTGTGTGGTGGAATCCATATTGTCCTCCTATCAGAAAAAGCTAAGTTGCCCACCCTTGCCCTCGGAGAACACCGGTTCCTGTTCCGGCGCTCTTTGCGGCTTTTTAGCGGCTTTTGGCTTTTCCGTGTTCTTTGGTTTCTCGAGTTTTTTAGGAGCTTCAGGGGATTTTTGTGGTTCGGATTTTGGCGCATCTGCAACACGCTCTTTCCTTATCGGTTGAGTGACCAGTTCCATCTGCGCCATAAAGATTCGATATTGCCAAACCGGGATCCTGAGCATCGGCGTATACCAGACGTTCCCTTTGTCAACTGGAAGCAGCCCCCTTTTGTCATAAGACACAGACGGGCTTGCAAGCGTATCACCGATGACGACATACCCCGGCATTCCAAGCAGACTCATTTGCAGATAGCACATCATGCCCACGATGTAGTCAATGTCCTGCGCCACAAACAGCACATCCGTCTGATAATTGATGCCTTTCTTTCTGCATTCGTTTGCGAACGCCACCAGCAAGGCCCCAGCGCCGCAGGTCGGATCACAGACCGCAACCCATCCCCTATCTCCGATTTTCTGCTGAAACTCTTCTGCGGGGGTCGTTACTGCGGACATGAACTCACACAGGTGGTAGGGCGTAAAGAATTGTCCTGCATGGTCGTTTCCAAGCCCCAAGCACATATACAACTCGCCAAGGAAGTCCTGTTCCGGGTTGTCCTCTAGTGCCACGACCAACAAGGCCAGCATTTCCGTAAATGCTTCCATTTCCGGCCGCGTGTATTTTCCTGCGATTGATAAGTACTGCTTCTCGCGTTCGTCAAAGTGGCTCTGATCTGTCGCATTGGACACCGCAATAGCACTCATGGTAATCCAATCGCTCCAGACCTGCCAGCGTGACCGACCATTGCTCGAAAACACTTCAAACTTTTTTACAAGTTCCTTCTGTGCTTCACCCCGGACATGGCGAACATCACTCCCCATTGGAATCGCCCCCTTTGCCCTGCGGAACATCCTGTTTTTTGAACGGTCTTCTCTTTATTCGTCCAAGGCTGTCAGTAAGACCTAGAATGTTGTTTCCGCTCGGCGTTTCTCGGTCAACCCGATTTCCTTTATTTTTGATGTGAGTTTTTTCCCACTCCGCAAACGTTGTAACATGCTGCGCCGCTGCCTGATCGAGCAGGCGCTTAGCATAGCACCATGGGTGCTTCGCTTGGTGGCGCATCGCTTCTTCCAGCGTAGCAACCACCAAAGCGTCTTCCACCCCGGTTTCTCGCAAATCCCGAAATTCTGCTGCCATGTAGGGCGTAAGCATACTGTCACATCCAGCCCAGACCCAGTAGCTTTCCGGGGTGTCATCAGGCGGGCCGGTTGATTTTTCTGGGTTTTCCTCAGTTGTGGATTCTTCAAAACCCATTCGGTTTTCTGGGTTTTCCTGATTTTCTTTTGATTTGCGAGGCCTGCCACCTCTGGCGCCGTTTGCCCTATTAGCAGCGGCCTGACGCTCGTATGCTTCATTGGAAGCATCGATTTTGGCTTTTATCGCCGCCCAAACAAAGCGCTCATTCCCCAGAAACTTCGGTTCTGAACCAGTCTCCTTGTAATCCATCATAGCCCATAGAATTCGACCCCGTTCCGCTTCATTGAACGGTTCTAGCAATGCTCTGTAATCCTTCACCCACAGTTTTATGTAATCATTCGCCACGCTCCACCTCCCCTTTCGGTTTTTGATTGAGCGAAAGCACTTTACATAGATGCCGATCCAGCTCGATGCCATAGATATGGTAATCAGCAAACAGGGCTTTTTCTCTGCGGTGCGCTTCTTCATGGTGCCGCCGACAAAGGGCTATCGCGTTCAGCCCGACATGGACGATAGCTTCTCTATCTCGACCCATGCCCACGCGGTCAACATGGTGCACCTCTGCAGGCTGGTTGCAAATTGCACACCGGCGATTTTCAAGGCAGAGATACAGGTACTTGCCAATATCGTCCGTCTGGGTGAGCAGGCTGTCCTTTGTGGGCACCCCCCAATGGAAGCAAAACTGAATCAGATATGTAATAAACTCTCGGGCCGTGGTCATATCGCAATTCGAAAGGGAGAACCACTCCCGCAAGCAGCGGGAGCAGAAATCCCATTCCAGATAAAGCCGAAGTTCTTCCGGCTCCTGCCCTGACCACAAAGAAATATCTCGGATAATAGCGAAAATCTTGCGGCGCTGGTCTGCGGAAATGGCTCGCCCATCATCCAGACGGACTTCTACCCGCCGGGGGCGCTTCTGCGCCAGAAACCGGCTGATGTCTACGTCGGGTTTCAGGACGAGCTTTCCGTTCTCCAGCTTCTCAATTTTCGCTGTCACAATCATGCGCGTTCTCCTTGTCCACATGGACGTGCATCGGAATATAAACGCTGTTTGCTTTCATATTCCGTGCCAAAAAGTCATTGCATTTCGCTTCTGACAAGTGATTTCTGAGCACCTGCAGTTCGTAGGCATACTGCCCAGCTACCTTTTTCTCTTGGATTTTGGCTTGTATATCTTCATCCCGGTAGTTCGATTCTATCAGATAAAGGTCATAGCCGATCGCCTGAATGCCATCCAAATTGTTAGTATCAGTGGCATAAATCACCTTGCCAGATGGAAAATGCACCTTATACCCACAGTTTGGTACGTTATGGGCTAGCATTACCGGAATCACATTGCACAGGCCGTACCCATACAACGTTCGCGGGGTCAGTACATCAATCTGACGCTCCGGCACCCCTGCAGCTATGAGCGGCGGCACCAGCCAGCGGCAGCACCCGAAGCGGAGTGTCGGCCGCTCACTGGCAAGCCGCTTGATGGTTCGCTTCTGGAAGTGATCTGAGTGGATATGCGTCAGAAGCACAAGCTTCAGTTTCGGAACATACGGCTCCAACGCCTTATACGGCACGCCGCAGTCTACCAGCACGAAATCTTCCAGAATCGTGGCGTTACCATCGCTGCCGGTGCTGATAATGTTGTACTTGACCATCAGAGTGCAGCCAAATCAACGGCTTCCTCAACGGCATCTGCTTCCGGCTCCGGCAGGTCCATCGTCTTGGCTGTTCGCTCAATTTTGGGCGGCTCCTGCTCACTCTGCCCGGCATCTGCATACTCCGCAGCTTCCGGCAACAGGCCACTGCCTGTGCTGTCCGGCATCATAACGCGCCCGTCACGCTCATAAGCCGTGGTCATTTCGGCGGTCATGATGCCCCACTTGGAAATCAGCTGACGCAGCATTGTCTTTTTGGACATCGCGTCAAAATCCTTATACCAAAAGCTGGAGTACTTCCACAGTTCGTCCTGCGGGATTTCGCCGTTCAGCAGCTTCTTATATGCTGCTGCGCTGAACGCCTGACTGTACTTGTCCGCATGAGCCATCATCTGGTCTGCTGTCCAATACAGCGTTTTCTCAAAGCCGTTGATGTACTCGAAGTGTGCAATGTAACCCACCGTCGGCATTGCTGCACGCTTTTCAAAATCTTCGATAAAGTGCATCTCATGGAACCGTTCTTCAAACGGATCCCATCCGCTCAGTTCCCCGGCTTTGACCTCCAGCACATTCAGGCGCTTATATTGGCCAGTCCGCAGTGCCAACTGGATATAGCCCTTATACCCCAGCACAAACTGCGCCTTTACGCTTGCAGGCTCAATCACATTGCCCTGCCGGTCACGCTTCGCCTTGGACTTAAAGGGCACCAGATAGAACTGACCCAGCTGGGGCGAAGGCTGCAAGAGCAGGCTTTCGCCCAAAAGGGCACCTGCCAAAATCGTTCCCGGGTTGCATTCCTGCAAGGCCGGATTGACAGCAACGGCGCTGGTGATATTGGCAATGAAGCGGGCGCCGCGCGCCGGATCGCCCAGCGTGTTATTCACGAGATTTTTGTACATCGGAGTCTGGATCGCCTGCGAAAAGCGCATTTTCTGCGGCTGCATTGCTTTAGCCATTGCTATTTACCTCCTGATTCTCAATGCCAATGGAATCCATGTACTTCTGAATTTCATCGACTTTGTCATTTACGAAAGACTTCAGTTCCCGCAGCTGGGTCAGAGTGCCGCGGCACTGGAACGTGCGTCCCATAAAAGCAAACTTTGCATTCATGACCTGTTCCGTGCTCTCCTTCTGGGAGTCCTCAGTCTCCTGCTCGTCCATAACGGGCGGTTCGGTGCCCATGACCCGAGGCGCAGACAGTTCTTCCTCTGCCACATCCAGAACGGCCTTTTCTGCTTCTTGTGCCCGAAGCTGGGCTTCCAGACGCTGCTTGCGCTCGGCTTCTTCCCGGGCAATACGGTCTTTGCGCTGGCTCACGCTGTTAATGGCAACAGCCAAACTTCCGCACAGCTTATACTCGGCCATGATCTCCGGGGCATTTTCCATGCCGTTGATGCAGGCTACGTCAGCCGCAACCTTTTCCACATACTCCTTGACCTTGGCTTTCAGGGATTTCAGGCTTGCGGTCAACGTGACTGCAACGCCGACATCCTCATAGGTGACCCACTCAACGCCGCTGGCCTTGACCATCTCAGCAAAGTAATCCTTGACCTTTTTTTCCTTGTCGGCTTTCAGTCCGGCTTCTACGTCCGTGATTTTGCCCTTCAGCGCTTCATCTGCCGGGCCGTACACGTCCGTAACGCATTCTTTGTAAACCTCGTCGAAGTCCTCAAACGGCTGCATGATCTGCTTCTTCACGGCCATGCGCCGGGCATCCAGATCCTTGCGGTCACGGTTCAGCGCCGCCCGGCGCTCCTTGACAACTTTGAGGGTTTCTTCCGTGCAGGCCAGCGAAAGCGCCTCCTTGACGGACTCCTGAGCCTGTGCTTTGATGCTGTGCAGCTGCTCCTTGATGATAGGAAGCTGCTGCACCACAATCAGACTATCTGCCAACGCCGTGGTCTGATTGGTGGTAGTAATTTCCTTTTCCATGTGTACCTCCTGATTTTCTGTATAGAAAAACGGCAGTAGGAACGCTCCTGACCGCCGCTTCGTACCTGTTGAAAAAATCAACCGATTGTGCTACAATATGGTTGTGTGTGGTGGAGACCTGCATTTTCCGGCTTGATGTTCCTGCATCAAGCGCCAACGGAATGTGTGGGTCTCTATCCATTTGTAGCGCGCTGGCCGTTCTGGTCAGCGCTTTTTTCGTGTGCGGCGAGTATATCCCACACCGAGAGCTGCCCTACAATCTGGCGCTCAGCGGTGATTTTAGGCTGTGTGACAGTCCTGATTCTGCGGGGCTTTGCGGGTGCTCGGAGCCGTTTTCCGAACTCCTTGACGTAACACTTCGCGCCGTACCCCACTTCGATTGCCGCTGGATCTGTAATGACCCTGTGACACCGTGCGCACCTTGTCATTCTTCTTCTTTCCTCCAAAAAGCGCCTGCATCTGCAGTTCGTGCATCAGGCGGGATGCAATAATGATTGCACCAACAATGAGAATCCACTCCCCGCCGATTGCCCAGTAGCCGCGCCAGCGATATGTACTGGGCAGCTGCCACAAGGCCATAAGCTCACCGGAAATTACGCCGGCCAGCGTGTCCAGCAGTCCAACAACGACCCAGCCCATCACGGTCAAATGCCTTTCTTTGCGTTTCATTTCAGGTTTGCCCCCTTCATGTAGGTTTCGATTAGTGCCCACTTGCGAACATCCATCGGCTGGTGAACGGCATCTTCCAGTGCTTCTTCGGTTCCGCAGCGGTCACAAATCGTGATGCCCGGAACTTGACGGGAAAGAGCATTGCTGTGCAAGCGCATCTTCATGGTCTGCTTTCCGCATCGAGGGCACGGAAGTACCTGCGCCATTTCGGCGGCAGCATCCTGAACATCCCGATACGTTGCAAAGACTTCGTCCAGCAACTTCTTCTCGGTGTGCATCTGAATCATTTGCGCCATCTTATGAAACATCCCTTTCTCCTTCCAGCAGCCCTACCATTGCGTTCCACACCTTGTCCGTGTAGGCTGTGCTATACGTGCCAGCAGACCAAGCCTTTTTGGCTCCGGTTGCGCCAAGGTTATAGGCCATCAGAGCGCAATTCACATTGCCCTCGTACTCGCTGAGATACATACCCAGCATATAGCACCCGGCCTGAATGTTCTGGCGGGCATCCAGCAGATCTGTTATGCCAAGTTCATCTTTGAGCCACCCGGCGTTGATGCTGTTTATCTGCATCAATCCATAATCCCCGGTAGAGCTGTGCGCCGCCGGGGTAAAGTCACTCTCGACCTGTATGACGGCATAAGCCAGTTCCAAGGGCACATCGTAGAGGTCGCACATTTTCTCCGTGTAGGACTGTAGTTCCGCATCCAGCGGCACCTGATATGTAACCGGCTCATACGGAACCGGGTCCTGACGAACGCATTCAACCTGCTCGATCTCGGACACCACCGGTACCGTAACCAGCGTTTCAACCGGCGGCTTTTGCTGGAAAGCGAACGCCGCGGCGATGTTTCCGACCACCAGAAGCTGCGCCGCTGCCGCCGCTGCCAGCGGTACGAGCGTTTGTGCTTTCATCCTCTTGCACCTCCTCCAAAAGACCAAAGCGTTCCATCGCATACCGCCGGGGTACCCGGCCGGGAAACGTGAGGTTTCCCCTTGCTTCCAGCTCCTGATTCATCTGCTGGATGTACTTATATGCCCGGGACTTGCCACAGCCAACCAGTTCCGCAACCTCTGCACAACCGATGAAATACGACTCTTTGCTCACGACTGCCGTCCCCCTTTCGAAAAACGCATATTGTTCATTGCCACATTCAGGTCGTTGGCCAAACGCATGATTTCGTCCCATTCGGCTTGCTCGCTCTCAGCGATCTGGCCATCTGCGGCGATTTCTACCATTGTCTCCCGCTTTGCACAGAAGCGCTGAACCGCCGCCAGAACGCCCAGCACGGCTTCCGGCAGGTCTTTCAACTGGATCTCAGGCACGACCCGTTTGCCGAGATCTGATGTCAACCGCAGATGCTGCACGGCCAGATATGGGGCTTGATACACGTCACACATGGCGCTCGCTACATCGCTGGGCACTGGACGCTGGCTCTGCTCATAGTCCCGCAGGCTGTCAACCGACACGTTCAAAAGCTGCGATGCTTTTTCCTGCGTAAAACCAGCAGATTTCCGCGCATTTTTGTAAATATTCTGGCTTTCAATCGCCATTTTTTCACGCCGTCCTTTCTGGTATACTTGAGATGTAGGTTAGCTCCGGTACGCCACCCCGCTGATGTTCAGGCACTTTTCGATTGCGCCCTGGACGTTCTCGGACGGCACCAGAACACCATTGACGACTTGGCTGATATGCGAGCGAGAAAAGCCCGTTTCCTTTGCCAGTTCCGTAACGGTCATATCGTCATGGTCGATCATGGCCTTCTTGACAGCCACGCACCAATCCGGCATCGTAGTCTTTTTCATGTTTTTTCTCCTTCCTAACAAAGATTTATCTAACAAGTGTATTGAACACTTGTTAGATTTCTGATAAAATGAAAGAGCCAGTACCCACCATTCAACGCGTTCCCCTGTCGTTAAGCGAAGCTGTCATGGGAGCGGCGCTATAACTGCACAGCATCCAACTTGCGGCTGTTGTCCGCTATGCTTTGCAGCGGCGCTTGTCTTTAGGAGGTCAACGTTCATGGTTCGTATTGCGTGGTACGAACGAACCCCTTTGCTGAGAGGTTCTGGGGGAACGCGCTGAATGGTAAGCGCTGTACCCTTTCACTTAACATTTGTTCTGTACAAGTGTATTATAATCCATCAATTGCAACGTTTCAAGCCGTTTGGGCATCAATTGATGGATTTTGTGAGGATACACAAAATGACAACCGAAAATTTGTATGATTCTATCGCCCTTGCGGAAAACATCAAAATTCAGGCAAAGGCACGCAATATCCAGCTGAAGGATATGTACGCCGAACTCGGAATGAGTAAAGGCGTCCTTTCCAACTTGCGAACTGGTCGCATGATCGCCGCCGACAGTCTGGCGCGCATCGCTGACTACTTGGACTGCTCCATGGACTTCCTTATGGGACGCACCGTTGACCCCGCTGTGCAGCGTATGGAGTTAACAGATGAAGAACGCCAAAAGGTTACGGATTTCCTTCAGTTCATTCTGAGCCAGCGAAAATAACGCTCAGAGCGGCTCTGATGGCTCTATTTTGCGTTTTCAATCCTTCCGCAAGGAATTTGCCGTCCGACAAGATATGTGGCTCAAATCGCTTCTCTGTGGACGTTTGTTCGATTTGGTGAAATCAGCCATCAATGACGAAGTGCGCGCCCTCGGTGATAAGCACCGTACCGCGATGCTCGTCATTGACGATGGTTGTCCGTTTGCCGATGTACTCAGCTGGCAGTTCGCCCCGCTTCACTCGTTCAAGGTTGTACGGAGATGCTTCCCAACGTCCCTTGTAGGACTCTGGGATCTTGCGCCACTCCGCTTTTGTGTAGTGACGCATCAGGTCTGCCCCCATTCTTCCCCATTCAGTTCCATCCAGCCGTAGGGGTCGCAGTACCACCAGCTGGATGCACCATCCTCGGTGAGCCGCACGATATCGGACACGCTCATGCTGTGGCCAGAGAAATCAACGGGTCGATTCGACCCGTTGAAGAGTGCGAACAGGCGAAGAAGCATCCTGACCACTTCCGGGACAGACGGAATCTCACCGCCGTATACCCGGCGGTAGTTCTCCCGGTGGATGCCGCCCAGCTGTGCGGCCTGATCGGATGCCATGAACCGCAGTTTTACCTGCTCCATGGTGTCCTCTTTCAGCTGGTAGATCTCATACTTCATGTGAATCTTCCTTTCTTTGCGGTGGTTCCCGCGACCTTGCCCGGCTGGTTGCCGGGTGGTTTCGGCCATTTCCGATGGCCATCATCAGGCGGGGCTAAGCGTTTCCCAAGTCCCTCCGGGGCGAAAAACCTCTGCGGTACGGTCTTCAAGTGCTGCCATGAAGTTCTTATGCCTCGGCCAGCGGATTTCATTGCCGTTGATGATCATGTGCGTGTACCCTTCTTCGCGATATTTTTCTTCCAGATTGCTTTCCTTCAGGTAGGACAAGAGAAAGTATTCATTCCAGATATTGTCCATCGTTCAGGCCTCCAGTCTTGCCACAACGGATTCGTAAAACGTCTTGTCCCGTTGATAGTCTTTTACAGACTGATAGTTTTCGCCAAAGTTCCAAGTAAGCTGTTCAATGCAGCCGTCGCAATGCTGCACCATCTGCTTGAAATATTCAACGAGGTGGGTTTTGTTGATGTCGTTGATTACCTCGATCCGGGCGTGCTCCTCGTTCCACGTCTTAGCCGTGATGTACTTCTCGTAGCCGCTGACCGTGACCATGATCGGCCAAAAGCAGGTCGAGTTCTTCGCCTTGCTCAGCTCGCCGTTACGCTTGAGCCTCAGCAGACAGTAGTCTTTGCTGCACCAGTTGGGGTCTCCTGCGCTGTGCTCCACAAAGTAGAGCGCATTGTCTGTCTTGAAGTACGCCCCGGTGATTCTTACGACGTCCCCGGTCTTGATTTCGATTCCGTTTTTGTCCAGCATGATTTAGTCTCCCCTTTTGATTAAACGTCAAAGCCGACCGAATGGTATGCGAACCAGTGTCCGCAGCGGCGGTGCAGCTTGTACCAGATTGTGAAACGCTGGCCAGAACAGTCATAGGCCGTTGGGTAAACCTCGTAGTAGTGATTTTTCCGGAACCATTCGGCTGCATCGACCTTGTTGGCCTTGTCCAGTTCGTTCGGGAGCTGCACCAGCTCAATGTAGCCATCAATGCCGCGCTCCTCGATAATGCGGCTGTCAGGTGCCGGGCGGTTGTTGTAGTCCCGGATCTCCTTCTTGATGCTGGCAATAAATGCAGCCATGCCGGACTTCTGTTCGGCGGTGGTGGTGTCCCGGATGAACGCCAGCAGGGTGTAAGCATCTCTCAGCTTCTCGGCGTCGGTGATCTTAAACATTGTCTTGTCCTCCAATATTGTTTAGAATTCGTTGAAGTCTCCAGCATCGAACAGCAGACCGCTTCTGAATTTCAGGCTGAGCTTGCTTTCAGGGGGCTTGCGCTTGAAAACAGGCTTTCCGTTCACCAACTCTGCATACACGGAAAAACTGCAGCGCGTACCTTGGAGAGTGATGTAAACACCGTTCTGATAAGCACGGAGTTCGCCAAGTTCCAGTCCCCAAGAAGTGGTAAACTCAAGGTTTCGGCTCAACGCATTGTGGAGAGATGACTTCTTGTTGTCCGGCATCATCCTGAAAAGCTCCAGCGCTTGCTTCTCGCAGTGCACGTTTTTGATTTCCATGGTTCAGCCCTCCTCAACGACCCATCCGGCACAATAGCCGGGATCGCGAAGCCTTGCCTTTGCAAGTGCTTCATCGAACGTCCGGGCACGAACCCGGACAGGCGGCAGGTCGCCGCCCACGATTTCCCATGTAGCCATGGGTGCTACAAATCTCTCCATGTTGCGTTTCCTTTCCATCTAACAGGTGAATGAATCACTTGTTAGATACATTATAGTCTCACAAAAGTGAGATAGCAATACAATATTCTCATTTTTGTGAGATTCATGCTTTTGCACAAAAAGGTGGTGTTCTATTTGTTGTTTTGGGAACGTTTTTATCGGATGTGCGAAATCCGCGGAACAAAGCCAAATCCGCTTGCCAAAGAGCTTGGCATCTCATCTGGAGCCGTCACACGCTGGAAGAATGCAGAAGATCCTCCGTCTGGAAAAACGCTCATGCTGCTTGCGGACAAACTGGATTGTTCCGTTGACTACCTGCTTGGCCGCACCGATGATCCTGTTCTTCATCAATTGGATTCGTCCTCGTCATCAGCCATATAACGCGCGCCCGCGCGTGATGAAGACGATAGTCTTCATATCTTCTTATTCTTTTTCTTCTTCTTTTCTTAAGAAGATGGGTTTTTTCGGTTTTTAAAAAACCCAATGGGTTTTCACGTTTCACACACATTTAGAAAAATCGTCGATTTATCAAAAACTACTTTGCATCCAATTTTGATATTTGACCTTCAAATTTGACATTTCGACCTTGAATTTCACTTTTATGTTCGTGTTTTTCAAAACCCATCAAAACCCAAAAAAGCGAACTTAACCGAAAAAACCCATTCGGTTTTTTCGGTTTTTGAGAAAGGCGGGGTTTACACCCTGCCAGGAACCACCTTGGAGATAACGAGCCTCCCGGCGAATCGCTGAAACTTTTCCGGCGAGCGAAACAGCTTCTCGAAATAGGCTGCATCTTCCTCCCGCAGATCCGCGAAGTCCTCTGCCGAGAGCCCAACTACCAAGAACGTGCCGGCAATGATGTCGTAGGGCTTACCGTTCTTGTACAACGCCCGGTTCAGTTCAAGCCCGCAGCACTTGCCCTCCTCATTGCAGATCAGGCCGACCGGGCGGCGTTCATCCGGGTAAATCACCTCAATATAGCCGCCTACGAGGCTCTGCAGGCTTGCAAGTTCGTTGGCAACGTTAATGCGTTCCGGGGCTTTGCCCGGCTCAATTTTCAGTGCTTTCATGGCTTAATTCTCCTTTCTTGCTTTCAGCGGTTCGCCATTCCATGCCACGCAGTACGGGTGTGCATCCAGATCAGTACCGTGCATCCAGCCGCCCTGCACAGCCATTGCGGCTTCCACCCGGTACGATTCCCGGGTGCGGCTCCGCTTGACATTCTTGTACAGAGCCCCGCCGTGGGACTTCTGGAACGCTTTGGCTTCATCCTCAGTCTTAAAAAACTTGTTGCAATACATAGTCAATCCTCCTGTGTTTCAAACGTGTTGGTTCCGGTCATGCTATTGTGGCTCAGTCCTCCTTTCTGTTCAGCTGGTACCCAGTGCCGCGATAGCTGATGATGTACCGGTGATCCGGCGTGCGGAACACCTCAATGCGCTTCTTGTCCACGTTCTTGATGCCCAGTTTCCGGCGAATGAACGGAACGGCAATCTTGATGGTTTGGGCGTTGGTCATGTCCTTATTCTGGCGGCTCGGGCATTGTGCATAGCGGCGCATCCGTACCTTGCTGACGGCCTCTGCATCCGCTGCGGTGCCATAGAACTTTTTGTAATCGCCGTAACCATTTACTTCGTAGTACCGCTGGATGCTGATTTGCTCCAGCCGGTCATTCCAGATGGTGTCTGCGTGGTTCTCATCGGCATCCGGGGAAATGTGCTCCTTCTCAAGAACGCGACCAGCGATCAGTTCCACACCCTGCTTGTCCCATCCCTCGGTGAAGGTCCGGAGCAGGACGCGCACGACCTCAGCGCCATCCGTCAGGTCAATGTGGGCGATCTCGCCCTGACTGCCGCGCATCGTTGCGGTGTTGAAGTGATAGCCACGCTCCAGATACTTGTTCACTTCGGCTGTGAATACCTTGTTGATGTCTGCGAATTTCATAATCGGCTCCTCCTTATCGAACAATTGTACAACCAGCGTATTTAAAGTTCTTTGCCGCCACTGTAACTTCAGACAGATGCTTTGCGAACTCCGCTACTCTCTCCGGGGTTGCTTCCGGGCAGCTAGCTGAAATGCAAATCTGCACCTTTTCCCCTGAAGCCAAGCCAACTTCGATGCACTCACCCAGCGCGTCAATCTGCTTTGTGAAATCATGCATTGCCCGGCTCAATTCACTGTACTTCACTGTTCTCATTGTCCTGTCCTCCATTGGCTCTTGCAATCTAACAAATGTTTGATTGTGATTATATAATAATCCAACACTTGTTAGAGGACAAGACCGCAAAGCAAACATTTGTTAGATTTCAGCACCGTGCACAAGATTCTTAGAAGAAAGCTGGTAAAACGTATGACGGTTACAGTACAACGCATCGTCGATTTGACCGAACACTATGGCACATCAGGCGCTTTTATAGCGCGCCTATGTGGAAAGAGCCGTTCTCTAATTGCAGGTTGGAAAGACGGCAAAGCCGCCCCTACCGACTCGGACCTAGCAGCCATTGCAAACCTTTATGGGGTATCTGTCGCCTATCTTCGCGGAGAGGTAGACGTGCCGGAGTCAAGTGTTAAGAACGCCTTACAGCAGCAGCTTTTAGACAGCGTTCAGAACCTGGCCGATGATGAAATGCTAAAGGTTATAGAATACGTTCGCTTCCTGAAATTTCTGGATGCAGAACAAAAGGCAGACCCCCAATAAGGGAGCCTGCCCATGCTGAAGGATGCGTTACTGCTCCTTCAGCTGCCCGATGTACTCAAGCACCTGCCGGATCTGTTCAGGGGGTAAATCCTTGATTTCGTCCCGCAGAACTTCATCCAGCACTTCTCCGTGCTTCGGGTGTTCATCCGATGCTGCCATGTGCCATCACTCCTTCCCGGCTTACAGATAGGCCATTGAAAGAGTATGACATCTGTACTTTGCATTTCCAGCTTTTGGAAACATATACCAATGCTCGTGATAAAATAACAGGAAAGGTTATGGTGTGATATGGGATTCAGGTATAGAAAAAGCATTCGGCTTGGTGGTGGGTTCCGCATCAATATTTCTGGTAGCGGTGTTGGATACTCATGGGGTGTTCCCGGGTATCGAATCACCAAAACAGCGAACGGAAAAATCCGGCAAACCGCCTCCATCCCGGGAACCGGACTGAGTTATTCGACCGAGGAATCCATTTATAAATCTGCACGAAAAAGTGCTCTAAAAGAAGAACCATATACAGATACGGAAGTTATTCAATCTACCGACCGCGCAGACTATAAAGATTCCGACTTCAAGGCGCTTATGAAGCGAATCAACCGGGTTTGCTTTCTCAATAAAGCCTCACTTATCGTTGGGGCTATCGGCCTGCTCGCTTTCATCGTTCTTCATACACCGCAGCGGCTTTTCCTGACCATTTTATCATTCATCGTATTTCTCTATGCCCACTATATTGCTCCTGTAAATTTGGAATACAACTTCACCGATGAACAGTTTGATGCCTACGAAGAATGGTATAACGCCTGGCGTAAATTATTTGCCTGTGATGCCGTTTTCTATGTACCCGAAACCCACACCAACAGCAGCGCAAAAAAGAATGGCGGTGCCGAGAAAACAGTATCCGAAGAAAAAGCTCTCGGAATGCCTGCACTCCCCTATTTTCTCAGAACAAATGTGCCTGTTTTTTCGGCCGCTCTGAATAAGAAGGAGTCCATTTATATTTTCCCGGATAAGGTTTTCTATCTCCACAATAGCAAAATCAGCGCATACGACCTTTCGGAGGTCTCTTTCAATGTCGATTCTGTCAACTGTGTCACGGATCAGGAGCATCTACCGGCGGATAGCAAGGTGGTCAAAGAAACTTGGCTCCGGGTCAATGCCGATGGTTCCCCCGACCGACGCTATAAGAACAACAAGAAATGCCTTGTCTGCGAATACGGCAGGCTGCGCATCCGCTCTGACAGCGGACTAAATATTTATTTTCTGCTTAGCAATTCCGACAACGTAGACCAGTTCAAGGCAATTCTTCCACAATAAAAAAAGACCCCGGCCATTATAAAAATGGTCGGGGATTTATAAACTCTTCAGGAGGTATATTCGATGCCCTGCTATAAAGACGAGAAGCTTGGCACTTGGTACTGCCAATTCTATTACACAGACTTCACAGGAGTTAAGAAACAGAAGCGTAAACGTGGTTTCAAAACCCGGCGTGAAGCATTGGAATGGGAGCGAGAATTTCAACTCAAAAAATCCAAGAACTGTGATATGACATTGTCCAGTTTTGTTGATTTATATTTTGCCGATATGAAAGGCAGACTTCGCGATTCCACGATTGACAATAAGCGGCAAATTTTTGACACAAAAATTATTCCATATCTTGGGAAACGAAAAATGGATGAAATCACCGCCATGGATATCCGCGAATGGCAAAAAACTGTAAAAAAGGCAGGCGAGGACACTGGCCTCCCGTATGCTGAAACATATCTATTGACCATCCACTCCCAGCTAAATGCGCTTTTTAGCTATGCGCAAAAAATGTACCAGCTTCCTAAAAACCCTTGTTCCATTGCTGGGCCTATGGGTTCATCTGTCACCGAAGAAATGCTAATTATCACAAAAGACCAGTACGATATTCTTCGGAAGCATTTTCGCAACGAAGCGTATTTGTTGGCTTTCGATGTATTATTTTGGTCCGGGTGTCGTGAAGGTGAAATGCTGGCGCTCCAGCCAAAAGACTTGACCGATACCGATGAGCTAAAAATTTATAAAACATATCGCAGAAAAAACGGACAAGATATTCTCGGTCCCACCAAGAACAGTAAAAAAGGAGGCAACCGGAATGTGCCCATCCCCCATTGGCTGGCAGAAGAATTCCGTTCCTACTGCTCCAAACTGTACGGCCTAACCCCCGATGAACGAGTGTTTTACATGACCTGCACATCACTTAACAAGGAGTTGACCCGCTGCACCAGAATCGCCTCTTTGCCGGACATTCGCGTACATGATCTGCGACACAGCCACGCTTCCCTTTGCATCGAACTTGGATACTCTGCCCTGCTTGTTGCCAAGCGTTTGGGCGACACCGTTCCGGTAGTTATGAAAACATACGCCCACCTGTACCCAAACAAGCAAGCCGAACTTGTCTCCAAGCTGGAGGACCTTGCCGCCCCTGAAAATGAGGATTCCGGTTACTTGGGAAGCTTATAG